TTAGCTACCGGGGCCGCTCTTCTCGTTGGTGGACACACCTTGGACACACTTTCGAGTTAAAAGCTGATTGATTGCGATACCTACGGCCTCAACATCGGACCCGTACAGGTGGCCGTAGCGGTCCAGCGTCAGCCCCGCGGACTCGTGTCCCAGCATGTTCTGCAGCGCCTTGATATTCGCGCCGGCCTGGATCGCCAGAGACGCCGCGGTGTGCCGTAGCTCGTGGATCTTGAAGTTGTACACCGTGACGTCTTCCCCAGCCTCGTTGCGCTCGGTCCGGGGGAACAGGCCGGCCGCTGCGACAGCATCAGACCACCACCGGCGCCGCACATTGCTGCCGCGCATGTGGCCACCCTCGGAGTCGGGGAACACCAGCACATCCGGATCGACCTTTTTACTGGATCGGATGAAAAGGTCCGCGACGAACGCTGGGAGGCTCACTGTGCGGCCCTTGACGCTCTTGGTTGATCCGATCTCGAACGACCCGTCGACGAGCGTCACTGAGCGCGTGAGGCGGATCGTCAGCCGATCAAGGTCGACGTCGCGCCAGCGGAGTTCGGCCACTTCCCCGAACCGCAGGCCACACGTCCCGAGCACGTACACCAGCGGCCGATGATCCCCGGCAGCGTCAGCCAGCGCGTGCAACTGCTCCAATGTCAGGAACCGCTGCTCGGTCGACGTCACAGGTGGCAGCTCCACTCCGTCCACAGGATTCAATGCAAGCCGATTCTCGGCAACCGCCATCGCGAGCACCTGGCGCAGCACTCCGACCGTCTTGTGCACCGATGCCGGCGCCAGATCGACACTCAGATCGGCAACCAACTCCCGCACCCACCGGCGCGTGATGTCACCGAGCGCGATCCGGCCGCGCCTCGCCAGCTCTCCCTCGACCACGATCTTGTACCGGGCCCGGGTCGACGGCTTCAGCTTGTGCTTGGACTCCAGCCACTCCCGCGCATACTCCCCGAGCGTTACCCGGCCGGCCGCCGGCGCCACGTACGCACCGCGCCGCTTGTCGACCTCGAGCTGGTTAGCCCACGCCTCGGCGTCCCGCTTGGTTGTGAACCCGCGTTTGCGCGTTTGGCGCCGGTCCGGCGTGCGGTAGCGAACGCAGTAACGCGTTGCGCCCGAATCTGTTTCGTACTTCTCAATCGTCGCCATCGGCCTGGACCTCACTCGGAAACATGACTGGCCGCATCCGGTCATCGCGTTCCCACGACGGCAACGCCCGGTCGATGAACGACGCGTCCGTTCCATGAATCAACGCCGCCGTCGCGGTCAGCCAGCGCCACACCGGCGCCGCAGTTATCGGCACGCGCCACCCCGTGATCGGCACCAGATCATCCTTCGTGACTGTTCGCAGATTGGGCATCAAAAGGGATGCCGGCGAAACACCAAGCGCCACAGCCAGACCGACCAAATCGTCGGCGTCTACGCGACGTGTCTCAGCAACAATCTTCCTCAGGCCCAACGGCGGGATAGGCCGTCCGAGCCTCTCAAGCTGGTCAGACAGTGCCGCGAACGTCAGGTTCTGCTCATTCCGCAGGCGCTCGACGTTGGCCGCAACAGCCTTCCCGGACGGCCCCAATGGGTTTTTCGTCAGCGCCTTGGTCGGCTCTGGGTTCTCTTCTGCCATGACGACCACTGTAGCGATCCAAACGATCTCTAGGGAGATTCACTTGACTTAGTTATGAATCGTGATGCACCATGATCGGTGGAGGGATTCAAACGATCTCTCTAAGGATCGAAAGGAATCATCCGATATGGCCGAACTCCTCGCACCGGAGGAACTGCCTCCAGTGGCAACCGCCGCGCAAGTCGCCACGATCGTCCAGACCACCGTGGATGCCCTCGCTCAGGACCGATACCGGCGTCGTGGCATCCCCTACGTGAAGATTGCCGGCCGCGTCAGGTACCTCCGCGAGGACGTCCTGAACTACCTGGCCGCCAACCGAATCGGCGGAGACGCCGCCTGATGTGGGCACAAGCCGAGCACGCCGACCTGGGACTGATCCCTGATAGCGATCGCACCGAGGATCTGCGCCGCAAAAAGAACGACGACCCCAGGGCTGCCACCCCGAGGCCGTCAAAACCAACCCTCACCAGAAAGTAGGTAACCCCATCATGACATCGCCCGTCGACAACGCCAAGCCCGCTGCTCTGGAGTTCTTCGACACCGAACCGGTCAACCTGGACCCGCCGGCACCCGAGCTGGCCCGCTGGCAGGAACTCGCTGACCAACCCATCGTGATCCCACACGGCGGCGACGCATCCAAAGTCCTGAACTTCCCGCGTCCCGATTGGGCAGACCCCGATATGGACTACGTAGGTAGTTCAGTCGGCACCTCGGCCTACCGCTCCGAACCCGTGCGCATCGCCGCCCGAGGCTGTCTCGACTCCAGAAACGTGGATGGCGTCATAACCCCCGCCCACGTGAATGTTGCCGCGGAGTTGTGGGGAGGCGGTACGCGCAAGATCCATCTCGACCTTGCTCGATTCGAAGGCAAGGGCTGGTCCGAACCGATGATCGGGCTGTACCTCGATGAGGCCTTACAGCTCGCCGACGCGTTGCGGGCCGCGGTCGATCTGTTCGGCGGTGCGAAGTGAGCGCCGTCTTGGATCGGGACTACGCCGCCCGCTGGGACATCGACAGCGCCCGAGGACACCTCGACACAGTCGCATGCCACCTCACCGACGCCGTCGGCTACCTCGAAGGCGCCCGAAGAGCCCGAGCCCAGGAACTCCTCGACCACACCACCGCGGTCCTGGCCGACCTCGACCGTCTACGGGCGGCACTGTGACAGATGCGCAGACGGAGACCCGCACCCCCGCCGGTGCGGGTTCTCCCGCGTCCCAGCAAGTTTCATGGTGGACCACCCACGAGTTCCTGACGGCGATAGTCGCCAAGGCCAACGTCGGCCCAGTCCCCTGGGCAGGCACCCCTGCCTGGGCTGCATTGTCCGACAACGATCCCCGCAAGCTGCTGTCCCTAGCCATCGCCGGACAGCACCACGTGCTTCGGGTCGAGATCGCCCAGGAACACCGTGCCGAAGCATCCCGCGAGATCTCTGCGGCCGCCGACTGGTCCGCCGTCGCCCAACGGATCCGCAACCACAGCGGCAGCACCTACATACCCCGGAGGAGATCAGCGTGACAGAACCACATCCCGACGACCCCGGCCCGGCCGAACCCGGTACGCCGACCGCGGCCCGGCGCCTGGTCGTCACCCGTGGCTCCAACGTGAAGGCCAAACGCTTGGTGTGGTGGGAGGTCGGCCTGATCCTCCAACACGCCATCAACCTCCTGGCCGCCCGCGAGGGCAAAGGCAAGTCAACCGTCGCATCGTCGTGGGCTGCCCGCGAGACCCGCAACGGCGGCACGGTGATGTGGATCGGCACCGAGGAATCCCGAGAATCGGCCATCGTCCCGAGGCTCATCGCCAACGGCGCCGACATGGACCGCGTCATCTTCGTCGACGTACAGACCGACCTCGGTACCGGCGCGCTGGTGTTCCCCTTGGACCTCTACGCCATCGAGAACACCATCCGCGAGTACGGCGTGACCATGTTGTTCCTCGACCCCGCCAAGGCCGTTGTACCGCCCGGATTCTCCGGCAACGACGACATCGCCGTCCGGCAGTACCTCGAACCCATCGCAGCCCTGGCCGACCGCCGCAAGGTCACCATCATTGGCCTCGCACACTTCGGCAAGCGTGACGGCGCCGACTCCGGACAGCTCATGCTCGGCTCGGTCGCGTGGTCCCAGGTCGCCCGCTGCGTCCTGTCCATCGCCGAGGACCCCGACACCGGTACCCGCGTGCTGACCAACACCAAGGCCAACTACGCCGGCACCGACCGCTCGGTGGAATTCCGCATCGCCAGCACCACCGTGGAAACCGACGACGGCCCCACCGAGATCGGATCAGTCGAATGGCTCGGCGACACCACAGTCGACGCCCGAGACCTCCTCGGCGGCGACGGTAGCGAGGACGCCGGGGAGCGAACCGCGGCCGAGCATTGGCTGCATGACTACCTGACAGCAAACGGAGCCACCGCGTCCAAGGTCGTCAAGTCTGAGGCCCGCAAGGAAGGCATCAGCGAAGCCACCCTCAAGCGGGCAAAGAAGAAGATCGGCGTTCAAGACCGATCCGAAGGGTTCCCGCGGACCTCGACCTGGGAGCTGCCCAGTCGGATCAGCGGTGAGCCAACTGGGGTGTCACGTGAGCCAACTGAGCCAACTGAGCCAACTGGACGCGACCAGCACCAACAGGATGAGCCAACTGTAGATATTTCCCAGTCGGCTCACGTCCCTGAGTGTGAGCCAACTGGTGAGCCCACTGACTCCGCACCACGGTTCAGCGCACCCACACCGCTCACCGTGCGCAAGCAGGAACTACGCGCGCGCCGCACTATCCGTGTCAAGGGCAAAGAAGTACCACGCTGCTACATCTGCAGCAAGGCAGTGCTAGCTGATCAAGGCGACGCGCACCTGTCATGCCTCAGCAAAGAAGAAGCCGCCTCATGAACCACCGCGTCATCTTCCCCGACCCCGACATTTGGACCCAACCCAAGGAGCACCACATGACCTACGCCGACCAACCCAACGCAGCCGATGCCCGCCGCGCCGCAGCCCTCACCATCCACCACCGCCGCGGCAACAACGCTGGAGTACTCGCACTCCTCGCTGAGACCGGCGAAACCACCCGCGCCGCTGAACTCGTGCTCGCCATCCTCGACCTCCACCGCAGCGCCATCATGGAACTCAAGACCGAGGCCGGCATCGAACTCATGGCCCAGTACGTCCAGGCACTCGCCACCCTCCCGATCCCCGTCAACCCCGACACCGAGGGTGCAGACGTGAGCCGTGCCGCCCAGCTCCTCGACGCCCACGGCCGCGGTGACACCGATGCGATCAACCACGCCTTGCAGTCCGCAGCCACCGCAGGCCGCCCCGCCGAACTCGTCCTCGCACTCCTGGATCTGTTCGACCACCTGATCGCCGAGCTGTCATGCGAGGCCGGCATCGACTGGCTCCAGCGGTGCATCACCTCATTCGCCACCGAGGAGAACCAACGATGACCATCGGCAACGACACCATCGAGATCATCAAGCGGGCCTACGACGCACCCGACGCCTACGGCAACGGCGCCCCTACCGAGACCGCGATCCCGGTGGAAGGCTGCTCATTCCAGAGCAAGACCACCGACGAGGTCACCGACAACTGGGCCACGATCACCTCAATCGTCGCCAAGGTCTACATGCCGGTCACTGCGGACACCATCGCCATCACGTCACGCGACGCCATCCGCTACAACGGACGCACCTACGAGCTACGCGGACCAAGCATCACCACCACCGACCTCAACGGTCACGACGACCACGTGCGCGCACTCGTCCGATGGACGGCCGGCTGATGACCCTCACTGCCTGCCTCGACTGCGGTGAACCATCCGACGGACCACGCTGCCCCGAGCACACCATCGACACCAAGGCACACGCCTCGGCTCGTGGCTATGACGCCGCCTGGACCAAGCTCTCCAAGAGAGCACGACGACTCCAACCGTTCTGCTCCGACTGCGGCAGCACCGAGGACCTCCAGACCGACCACACCCCAGAAGCCTGGGCACGCAAGGCCGCTGGCAAGCCCATCAGGCTCAGCGACGTCCAGGTGCTATGCGGATCGTGCAACCGCTCCGCCGGCGCTGCACGCGGACCATCAGCCACCAGGGGGATGCCCCCCAGGGGTACCGCTCCTGACCCCTTGCCCAGGCAAAGTTTGAGTCACACACCCCTGGGGGGTATCCAGTGTTAGGGGAGAACCGTTACCCGGCGGCTGCTACCGCCGCCGCCGCCTTTGGGCCGGCCCGCGGGGTGGTCAGGGTCTGCGAGCAGTTCCGTCCAGCCGGAGGGGGAGAACGTGCGGTACAGAGTCGGCTCGCCGGCCTCGTTCTTGACCGTCACCTTGAGCATCCCGTGGTCGAGGTATTGGTAGGTGGATGTGTCGCTGAACTGGTCGTCGATGCCGTTAGGCACGCAAACTGTGAACCCCATGCCCGGAGTCTGTCATGAAGGCCGGTCCGAAGGGCGCAGTCAAGGCCGCGCCGTTGGATCTGTCTGGGCTGCCCGAGGATCGTGCCGAGCGCCGGCTGGCGTTCATCGCTGAGCACTTGGTGGTTCCGAAGGGTGTGGGTGCGGGTAAGCCGGTGCGGCTGCGTGGATTCCAGACCGAGATCATTCGGGGCGCATACGGGCCGGGTATCCGTACGGGTCTGGTGTCGGTGGCTCGTGCGAACGGCAAGACGGGCCTGGCCGCCATGCTGGCCGTGACGGAGTTGTTCGCCGGGGATGCCAGCGCCGAGGTTCTCGTGGTGGCGTCCGATCAGCGTCAGGCCAACATCACGCTTCGCATGGCGCGTCGGATGATCGAGCTCAATCCGGAGCTTGAGAAGCGGGCGCAGATCTTCGCGGACCGGATCGTGGTGCCGCACAACGACTCCATCCTGTTGCCGCTGCCGGCCGAGCCGGGCGCGCTGCACGGTCACGATCCGTCGCTGTTGATCGTCGACGAGCTGCACGTGGTCAGTGAAGCGGTATGGGAGGCCGTGACGTCGGTGTCGGGTAAACGTCCGGAGTCCCTGACGCTGGCGATCAGTACGCCGTCGTCGTCGCCGGATTGCATCATGTGGCGCCTGGTGGAGCACGGCCGTGCCGGGGACGATCCTGCGTTCTATCTCCGCGAGTTCGCCGCCCCGGATGGCTGCCCTACCGATGATCGTGAGGGTTGGCGGCAAGCGAATCCAGCGTTGGCGTGTGAGGACCCGTTCCTGGCTGAGGACGGCCTCGAGGCTGCCCGGCGGACGTTGCGCGAGCCGGTGTTTCGGCAGTTGCGTCTGGGCCAGTGGGTGACCGGTGTTGAGGCGTGGTTGCCGTGGGGCGCCTGGGATGCCTGCGTGGACCATCTTGCCGGCGCCGGCAAGAAGGGTCAGCGTGTGGTCCTGGCGTTCGACGGGTCCGCGTCGGGTGACTCCACGGCCCTGGTCGCTTGCACTCTCGACGGGCATCTGTTCGTTGAAGGCTTGTGGGAGAACCCTGGCGATCCCCGCTGGCGCGTGCCCCGCGAGGACGTGACCCGAGCTGTCGACGTGGCGTTCGCCAAGTACGACGTCGTAGAGCTGGCGTGCGATCCGTGGGGGTGGCGCAGCGAGATCGAGGACTGGGCCAAGCGGCACGGTGAGCGCCGGGTGATCGAGTGGAACACCGCGCACGCGGCCCGCATGGCGCCGGCCACCGACCGGCTGTATCAGGCAGTCGTCACCCAGCAGGTGACACATGACGGGGATACCCGGATGGCCGCGCACTTCGCGCACTGCGTGGCCAAGCCGACCCCACAGGGCGATCTCGTCAGCAAGGACAAGCGTGGATCGCCACGCAAGATCGACGCCGCCGTGGCCGCCATCGTGGCCTACGACCGTGCGGCATTCCACCAACAACGAAATCGTAAGCGAGTGAGGAGTTTTGCATCATGACCCTGTTAGGTGATCTTCTTCAACGGCTCAATGAGCCGGTGGCCCGGTACGCCGATCTGGACCGGTATTACCAGGGCAAGCAACCGCTGGCGTTCCTGTCCCCGGAGGCCAAGGTGGCACTGGGCAACAGGTTCGGCATCATGTCCAGCAATGTGCCGCGGCTGGCCGTCACGGCGCTGGCTGAGCGGCTGCGCATCACCGGATTCTCAGACCCCAGCATCTGGCCAGACTGGATCCGGTGCAACCTCGATCAACTGGCAGGTGTGGCGCACCGCGAGGCCCTGCTACTCGGAGATTCCTATGTGATCGTGTGGGCCGACAAGCTCGGCCGCCCACAGGTCACTGTCGAGAGTGCGAATCAAGTTGCCGTCCTGTGTGATCCGGGCAGCCGGGAGACATACGCGGCGATCAAACGGTGGGAGGACACCAACCTCAAGACCACCGAGGCCGTCATGTACCTGCGCGACCGCATCGTCCGATTGCGGGCCGAGCAACAGGGTGCCGTGGCCAATGGGTTCAAGACGGTCGACGAGTTCCCCAACCCGCTCGGCGTGGTCCCGGTAGTCAACCTGCGCAACACCGACCGCATCATCGGCGACTGGGGAGGCTCGGAGATCGACGACCTCAAACCGCTGGTGGATGCCCTCAACAAGTCGCTGGCGGACATGATGGTCACCTCGGAATACGTTGGCCGGCCACGCCGCTGGGCAACGGGCATCGAGCTCACCGAGGAACCCGTCCTCGACGACAACGGCGATCCGGTCCTCGACGATGACGGCCAGCCGATGATGACCGAGGTGAACCCGATCCCCGAGGGCCACCGGGCGATGATCTCGGAGAGTGACGCCGCCAAGTTCGGGCAACTGCAATCCGCGGACCTCGGCGGTTACGAGGCCAGCGTGCGGGTCATCCTCGGGCAGATCATGGCCGTGTCCACCCTGCCCGCGCACTACGTCGGAGTGTTCACCGACAACCCGGCATCCGCTGACGCACTGCGCGCTGCTGAGGCATCACTGACCGCCCGAGCCGAGGCACGACAAGCCACATTCGGACGAGCCTGGGAACAGGTGGCCCGCCTGATGATTGCCGTACGGGATGGCAGCGACCCCAACCAGATCGACGACATTCGAGTGCACTGGGCTGACGCCGCAACCCGCAGCGTGGCCCAGGAGGCCGACGCCGTCGTGAAGCTGTACCAGGCCGGCCTACTCCCGCAGTCCTACGCACTGGGCAAGCTCGGCTACTCCGACGACGAGATCGCCAAGATCACCGCGGCCACGATGCCAGTGGTGGCCTGATGCGCGTCGCCGCTCGGAATGTCGAACCCAAGATCGTGGTCATGCCCGACACCGCGCGGCCGGTCCGGATGCGCACCGGCGCACTGACCTACATGTTCACCGAGGCCGAAGCAATCGAGCTGGCCGACAAGCTCGTTGACGCCGTCGACGAGATCAGAACCAACGACAGGAAGGCAACACCATGACCGAACAGACCGAGACAACCGAGGAAACTCAACCCGAGGGTACGCAGCCAGCGAGTACCCCTGAGGGGGACGAGTTGGTCCGTACCCCTGACGAGGATGTCGATCACCCCGACACCCCTGATGATGCCGAGACGTTCCCGCGTGAGTATGTCGAGAAGCTGCGCACCGAGAACGGCAAGTACCGCCAACGTGCCGGGGAGGCCGACACTCTCGCGCAACGGCTGCACACTGAACTGGTTCGGGCCACAGGCAAACTCGCCGACCCCACCGACCTGCCGTTCGACGCCGAGCACCTCGAAGACACTGACAAGCTGTCAGTCGCTATCAACGAATTGCTCGAAACCAAGCCGCATCTGGCGACTCGCCGGCCGTCTGGGGACATCGGTCAGGGCCAGCGTGGTCCGGCAACCGGATCGTTCTCGCTGCTGGGGATGCTCAAAGAACGAACCTGAGCGCGCTACACTCAACCCTGTACGGGCCTGGCGCCCACACGACTGACGTCCTGGCGACGTGTCGATACCCCACCGGATCAACACGTCTCTAGGAGTCAATCGTGGCAATCGAAGTCACCTCGGGTAATTCCACCCTCATTCAGTCGCAGGTATCCAACCTGCTCGTCCAACCCCTCGAACAGGCCAGCACGTTCCTGTCGGCCGGCCCCGTCGTCCTCGACAGCTCGTCCCCAGTCAGGGTGCCGCGCATCGTCAACGGCGTCACCGCCGGATTCGTCGCCGAGGGCGCCCAGATCAGCGACGGCGACGTCGCTTTCGACGAGGTCACCCTGCTGCCCTCCACCATGAAGGGCCTCAAGGTCCTGGTGAAGCTGTCCAACGAGCTGATCCGCACCAGCGTGGTCGGTCTCGAAGCGGTGCTACGGACCCGGCTGGTCACCGACGTCGCCAACGCACTGGACAAAGCACTGTGGGACGGCGCCGGCACCTCTGACAGCATCAAGGGCATCCTGCGGGCAACCGGTATCGCGACCGGCGTCCTGGACCTGGCCGACCCCGATTCGCTGATCGACGGCCTCGCCGTGGCCCAGGGCAACAAGGTCACCCCGAGCCACTGGGTGATGACCAGCGCATCGTTCGCGGCGTTGCGAAAGTTGAAGGTCGGCACCTCCGACGCCCGGTATCTGTTCGACCCCAACACCATCCAGAACGGCACCGAGCTACGGATTCTGGGCCTGCCGGTGATCCTCACCGACAACATCCCCAACACCGGCACCGCACCCGGCAAGGCCCGCGTCGGCCTGGTCGACATGTCCAAGGTGGTCGTGGCCCGCGACGTCAACGCCGAGGTGAAGATTCTCGATCAGACCTGGGGCGACTACGACAGCATCGGCATCCGCGTCGTGTCCCGCTGGGATACCGCCCTGCTGCAAGCCAAGGCCGTCACCCTGCTCACCGAGGCATAAGGGTGCCCGTCGATCCGACCACGGTCACCTCCCTGCAAGCCGGGGAGGTGGCCACGGTCGTCCCGATCGTCACCACGATGGCCAAGGCCTACACCCGCGGCCGCGGATTCACCGGCGCCGAACCCAACACGGAGATCGCCGCGGTCATCGCCACCGCATCAGCTCGGTTGGCGGCCAACGGCACTGGCCTGGCATCCAAGCGGGTCGACGATGTCGAGTATCAGTTCAGCCTGACGTCGTCGTTCGGCTGGACTCTGGCTGAGCGGATCGTCCTGGACCGCTACCGCGTGAAGGCCATGTAGACCAGGCGGTCCGGCGTCAAACCCCTGTTTTCCCTCCTTATGCGGGTAAGGCGACACCACGACGGCCTGGGTACTGGCAAGAGTGTCGACCTGCGCCGGACCGCCCACATGGCCACCTGCTGGCCACAATTTGGCCACAGTTACAGATAACTGCTGTGAACTACTGTCATGTGTTTTCGCAGTTCGAGTTACTTCTAACCCCTTGAACTGCAGCATGATTCGCCTTTGCAAGGCAGATGTCAGGAGTTCGAATCTCCTAGGCTCCACAAATAAAGTTCAGTTCAAAGCGGTTCCGGTGACACTGCCGGAGCCGCTTTTCGTATCTGACCCGGGTGCCGCGAGTTCAGCCAATCATGTTGTGCCATAGATACTTCCACAGATACTTCCACGTGAACCTTCGGAAACTTGCCGAGCTGTCCCGTGTCAGTTGATACCGTCGGCCGGTATGAAGTGTTTGCACAAGATAATTCCCGTCGCGGCAGCACTCCTACTCTGCGCTGTTGCGTGCGGTACCGACAGCAGCCAGCAGGCGCCGACGACCACTCAAGCCCCGGTGACCTCGTCGAGCCACGCGCCCACGGCGCCGGCAGCCCCGCAGAAACCGGGGGCGCCTGCCACCTCGACGGTGCCGATGATGCCCAACCCCAATGGAGACGGGTCGATGGTGCCGTGTGAGGGGACCATCTGCACGAACCCGAATCACGGTGCCGGTGACAATCCGGACGAGAACGGTGGCGCGGTGATGCCCAATCCGAACGGTGACGGCTCAGATGTCCCGTGTGAGGGCACGATCTGCACCAATCCCAATCACGGCGCGGGCGACGACGGAGACGGCTAGCGGCCGGCTGCCGCTACGGCGTCAGGGCTTCGGATTGACCTCGACGCTGGGGGCCAGCGGCGTCGGGGCCTCGTGCCGAGCGGATCGGCGGACGATGGAGAACGCCACGGCCCCACCGGCGAGGATCGCGGCGGCGACCCCGGCGAGGACCAGCGGCCGACGGCGCCGCTTGGGCTCGGGCGCCGCTGCGGCCTCCTGAAGCACCTCGGGCAGCGCCGCAACCGCTTGCGCGGCCGCGGCGAGCTGACGGCGCAGCTTGCCCGACTCGTAACGCTTGCGCAGACCGGCCGCCGCGGCGGTCACGGTGTTGGCGCTGATGCCCACCACTCCGCGGGTCACGTCGACCGGCCCGACCGTGCTGTATTTCAAGCCGCGGGCTAGGCGCTGACGGGGGGCCAAGCGGGTATCGACGTTCGCGGTCAT